CCCTAGCGCCAGTCCTGCCGCCGCCATTGGCGCTCTTTCTCACGAGGCGTCCGTGCGCTATCGGGTCCGGGCACAGGAACGTGAGCGTCGCCCCGCCGGTCTCGGCGAAGCGCTCCAGCTCGCTATCGCCCGACAGCACCGCCATGTAGTACACGTCCGGCGCGTCGTCCAGCACCAGCTCGCACAGGTGGTCGCGATAGAGCGCTGCGGCGGTGAGGCGGCGAAGCTTCTCGAAAGCCATCCGCCTCTCCTCTAGACCTGTCACGCGGGGCGCGATGAGCCTCACGTTGACCGCGAGTTCGAGCGCCGAGAGCGTCGTGGAGCCGAATACCGAACCGTCCATGCCGCCCACCGACTTGGTTGACACGTCAACGGACGGTAGCACGCTCCGCTCCACGGACTCGACCTTGAACAGGTGCGATAGGTCCTGCCCGTCGTATCTCATCGCATTCCCCTCGCCCTCATCTCTCGGTCTTGAATCTTCACAACCTGCTTGGCGAGCTGCCTAACGTCGAGGCTCTGCCCAGGTTGCTGGTTTACGGTGAACGTCATGTTCACCGTGTTGGCGGTCGATATGTTCGGAGCCGCCTGAGCCGCCATCATCATCGGAGACGCCGCCCTCTGAGCGGACGCCTTATAGGACGCCGCTGCGGCTTGACCCGCTGCGGCTGCGCCGGATGCAGCTGCTTGTGCAGCGGCGATTGCCTGCGATACCACGGCAGCAGCGGCAGATGCGATTGCGTTTGCCTGCGACATGATGCCAGGCACGAGGGCACCGGCCACGGTCGCTCCCGCGCTCTCCCACTGGGGGGCGGTGTTGAGCATCTCGATTACGGCGTTGCCGCTGGCGTCCGTGACAGCGCCGTTGAGGTCGTCCTGCTTCTCGCCCATTCCGTCGATGATGGCCTGAACCATCTCCTCGCCCGGGGCGAGCGCCTTGAACGCCTCGATGCCCGATATCTGCGCCTCCTTCATCGACTCGTTGTAAAGCTCGATGTACTTGGCGATCTGCTCGGGCGTCTGCTGGGCCATCTCGTCGATGACCTTGCCCCACGTGTCGAAGCCGCCCTCTAGGATGGCCTTGCGGAAGGCTTCGGAGTCTATCGACTCGGGTACCTTCGCGAAGACCTCCTGCAGGTTCTTCGACCACTCCTGAGCCTCGGCCATGTTGAGCTTGAGGTTGCGCTCCCAGTCCTCTAGCGAGGTCTGGTTGTACTTGGTCATCTGGCTGAATCCGTTGGACACGGCGCTGGTGAAGTCGGCGTACTGGCTCTTGAAGTCCTCCATCGTCATGCCGACCGACATGAGGTCTGCCGCGAATCCCTCGGCGCTGGTGCCCGTCATCTTGAAGGCGTTGGAAAGGCCATCGTCGCTGTACATGGCCTCGCGCACGTCGAGGACCGTGTCCCTGAACTCGAGCATCTGCTCGCGCTGGGTCTTGAAGTTCGTGTGCGCGAGCGAGTTCACGTACAGCGACTTCGCGTTGACCTCGGCCTCCTTCTCCGCGATAGCCATGTCGCGGAAGGAGTCGCTCGCCTCCTGCAGGGCGTCTGGACCCATCGCCGTGAGCTGCCTGAGCGCCTTGACGGCGTCCTCGCCGCCGTCTGCCACGTAGTCTAGGAACTCCTTGCTGAAGGTCGCCCCGCTCTGCCCGGCGTCCCACAGCGCGTCCGCTAGGTCCTCTGATGCCGTGGTGGACGAGATGAGGGTATCCTTCATCTTGTAGAGGCCCTGCCACTCGCGCATGTCCTCCATGGAGGCGGACAGCTTCGATTGCAGGGCTAGGAACTCGTTGTACTCCTCCATGAAGTCGGCGTAGGACTCCTTGGTGGAGTCGCTCAAGTCCGAGGCGGCCATCTTCTTGTCCCAGTCGGCCTTCTTCTCGGCCATGTCCTCCATCTTGGAGGCGTACTGGTCGAGCGTCATGCCCGCGGACTCGAGCACCTTCATCGAGTCGTACACCGCGCCCGTGAAGGGCTTGACGTACTCCTCGGCGTTCGCCATCGGAAGGAACACGCCCCAGATGGCCTCTGCCATCTCGGTGGAGACCTCGATCATCTCATCGCCGCGCTTCTCGTAGCCGGCGATCATCTTGTCGATGTACTCCTGGAACTCCTTCTCGGCGGCGTCCGCTACCGATTCGGCGGCGTTTGCGGCCTCGTCAACGCCCGAGTACAGGCCGTCGGCGAAGTTCACGGCGGCGTGGTAGCCGAATATCCACTCGCCCTGAGACAGCGGCCCCTTCTTCGGCTGGGAGTGCGCAAGGTAGTCCGCGACCTCTTGGGCGTTCGCCTCGGCTGCTTTCGCTACCTCGGACTTGCCCTTTTCCAAACCCTTGGCGAAGTTCTGCGAGGCGTGCTTGCCCCAGATCTCCTCGCCCTCGGAGAGCGGCCCCTTCTTGGGCTTGGAATGGTGGAGGAAGTCGGCTGCCGCCTGGGCGATTGAAGCCGCCGCGTCCGCTACCCACTGGTAAGCGGCCTTGATGCCCGCCGCGAAGTTGCGGCCAAGCTCCTCACCCCACCACGAGGCGTTGCCGTTGTTATTCTTGGCCGCCTCGGTAGCAGACGCGAGGGACTCGGCGCTGGAATACGTACTCCCCTCAGCGGAGCCGACGCCCGATGCGAAGTTCTCGCCGCCTTCGGTTCCCTTCTGCGTCATTGACGCGGCAACGGGGTCAACGCCCTCGAGACAAGCCTCCATGAGGGTAGCGCTCGACTGGTTGACGAGCGGACCGCCAGCACTCAACGCCTCGGCGAGAGACGTTGAGGAATCGTCTCCTTTCTTTCCGAACTCACCCTCGATACCGTTGAGTCCTGCGACTGCGTCGCTTTTGACCTTACCAGTTGCATCGGTAACGGATTGCGTATTCGCCAGTTCTGCAACGAACGAGTTCAGCGCGGCAGTTGCCTTGCCCCTCAAGTCCTCTGGCAGCGAGTCGAACGTTCCGTTTACGGCGGCCATGATTAGCGTTGACGCCTCGGACGCGCTCAACTGCTTGTCATTCATAGCCTGCACGAGGCTCATCATGGCCTCGCTGCCCTTTTCGTACATGGACGGCGGCAGCGCGGCGAACGCGGACGTAACGCCGGTGTTAATGAACGCGAGCGCGTCAGGTAGGCCGATCGCCCCGCTCTCGATACCCTGCTGCAGGCTCGTGGCTATGTTGAACCCGTACTCCATAGCCTCTGGACCCATCGCCATGATGGAGTCCTTCAGCTCGCTTGATAGGTTGGATGCAAGGACGGCTGAGCTGATGGATGCCTCGTCTGCAGCGGACTTGGTTTGGAGCGCCTGCTCCTCCGTATCCCCGAGTAGCTGCTTGGCCTGCTCTAGGTTGCGCTCCGCCTCGAGAAGGTCGTTGCGCTTGGTTACGTTCTTGTCCCAACCCTCAGCCTTGTTGTAGGCGTCTAGGGCCTCGTTGTAACGTTCCTGTGCCTCGGCCACTGCTTGCGTGGCCTCGTCCATCTTTAGCTGGGCGTCGGCATACTCGGCGTACTTGCTCGCGGCGTAGCTCGCGTAGCCCTCGGCCTTTGCCTTGTCGGACCATGCACGGGCGTTGTTTCGCAGCTCCTCGGTATTCACCTGCAAGGCACCGGTCTGGTTGTCGATTATGTCGCTGGTATCGCCGGTTATGTCCTTGTAGCCCTGAACCGCCTCGTTGAGCCTTGCTTGCTCTCCAGCGGTGAGGTTGCCCTTGTTGCCCAGCTCCTCGATTGTGTCGATGTAGTTGGAAAGCTGCCTGTCGGTCTGGGCGGTCTGCTCCATATCCGTCTTGAACTGCTCATTGGACCTCTTCATGTCGCGAAGGAGGTCCTCATAGCTGCTCGCAAGCTCATCGACCGAGTCCTTGGCTCCGTCTATGGAACCGCTCGCCTGAGGCACGATATCGCGCACGTCCTTGAACGCGGCGTCAACGAGGTCGGACTTCTGCTTAAGCTCGATGAGCTGCCCGACCAGTACGGCTACAGCTCCGATTGCCAGACCAGCGATGGTGAACTTGAGCGCTGATGTTGCGACGTTGAGAGCCTTGGCCCCGACATTGGCGGCCTTCATCTTTAGCGTGAGGCCCTCGGTGGCGAGCGCCGCTACGTCCGCCTGCGAAGCCATTGGGCCGAGAACAATTCTGGCGGCGTCTACGCCCTTGGTGAGCTGGCTGAACGCCTTCTTGCCGTCCTTGAGCTTCTTGTAGACGTCGGACAAGCCCGTGCCCATAGTGGCGATGACGGACAAGCCGGGGCCGAGTCCCGCCGCGAGCACTCCAGCCGCCGCGACGAACTGCTTGGTGCCGTCGCTGGCTTGGGAGAAGTCATCGTACAGGTCTGCGGCCGCGTCGGCGATATCGTCCATGGCGGGCGCGAGGGAGTCGGCGATCTCGGATGCCGCGTTCTGAGCGGTGTTCTTGAGTCGCTGGACGGAGCCTGCGAAGCCCTCGTTCTTGGCCTCGGCCTCTCGCGCCGCGTCTCCGGCGGCTCCCCACTGGTCGGACAGGCCGTTCCACGCGTCCGCAGCCATCTGGGCGTTGGCGTCCATGACGGACAGCTCGCCGTTCTGGCTCTTGACGGTCTGCATGAGGCCCTCGATGGCCTGCTTCTGGCGGACGGCGGTGATGCCCAGCTCCTGCAGGCGCAGGTCCGCCGAGCCTCCGTTCTCCTCGAGCTGGTTCAAGCCCTTGATGAACGCCGTGATGGCCTCGAGCGGGCGCTTCTCCCACGCGGCGGCGAACTGGTCGGCGCTCATGTTGGCGGTGGCTGCGATCTCAGAGAGGGTGCTGCCTCCCGCCGCCACGGCGGTCTCCATGAAGCTCATGGTCTTGCTGATGGCGGTTCCTGCCGCCTCGGCGTTCTGGCCGGTGGAGGCGATGGTGGAGGACAGGGCGAGCATGTCTGGCGTGGTCATGCCGACGATGGACGCCATGGAGCCTATGCGGGTCGCGATATCGAGTATCTGGGACTCGGTGGAGGCCCCGTTGTTGCCCAGACGCACGAGCGAGTCGGCGAAGTTGGGCATGGTGGACTCGTTGAGGTCGCCGAGGATGTTGTCGAGCTGGCCGAGCGCGGTCGCGGCCGCCTCGGCGTCGAGGTCGGTGGCGATATCTAGGTTGGAGGCGGTCTGCGCGAACGTGTCGAGCGACTCGGTAGCCACTCCCAGCTCGCCGCCGATTGCCTGAATCGCCAGAATCTTGTCGGCGCTGGCGAAGTTGACGCTCGAGAACTCGAGGGCGCTCTGCTTGAGCTTCTGGAAGTCTCCCTCGCTGCCCTGAACCGTCTTACGCATGTTGCGGTAGGCGGTGTCGATATCGGTTGCGCTCTGCATCGCGTAGCTGCCGAAGCGCTCCATGGCGGGCGTGAGGACGGCTGAGAGCGTCATGCCCAGCGTCTTCATGTGCGTCCAGTTGGAGGGGGAGGAAGCCCTCTCCATGGACGAGGCGAGCTGCTTGGCCTGAGACTCGGCCTGCTGCATCTCCTGCGCCAGCTCCGCGTACTCCTTCTTGGCGTTCGCGGTCTCGCTGGCGGACGCGGCCTCGCGCTCCGCAGCCTTGAGCTGGTCTACCTTCGACACGCACTCCTGTATCTCGGCGGCGGCCTTGGCGAACGTGTCGTACGTCTCGTCGGGGTTGTCACCGAGTTTCGTGTACTCCGCTCGGAGCTGCTCGAGCCTGCCCTGCATGCTCTTGAGGGCGGTCAGCGACTGGGCGTACTCGGTGTTGGCCTTGTCGGCTTCCTCGGCGAGCCTCGCCATATCGGATGCGGCGGCGTCTATGCCAGCGCTCTTGTATGCGTCCAGCTTCTTCTTGAGCAGCCCAGCCTTCTCGTTGGCTATGTCGGTTGCGGCGCCGAGATCTGTCATCTTGCGGCGGGCGGCGTCCATGTTGGACGGGTCGAGCCTGAGCGCCGCCTCGCACTTCTCTAGGTCGCTAGCTAGGTACTTTGCGTTCGCGTCCGCCTTCGCGAGCTGGTCGTCCACAGAAGAGAGGGTCTTGGCTATATCGCTTGGTGCGTCCAGCGCCGCCATGTCCACACCGAGCTTCTTCAGCTCCGCGCGGGTCGCCTCGGCGTCGTTGCCCATCTTCTGCAGCGTTACGACCGCGTCCTTAGCCGCCTTGTCGTTGAAGGCGTCGCGCCACGCGGTCTTGAGGTGGCGGAACTTGGTAATCTGCTCGTCCGTGATGGCACCGATTGACTGCAGCTCACTGATGGCGTGCTCCGCGCCCATGCCTCGTATGTCGAAGCTCTCGGAGACCTTACCCGTTGCCTGCGCCTGCTTGTTGAGGGTGGCGTTCATGCGCTCGAGCATAGCGTCAACCTTGTTGTAGCGGTCGAGCGCCTGCTGCGCCGCCAGAGAAGCGTTCTCGGTCTCGGACGCGAGCTGCTTGACGGTCTTCACGGTGCCAGAGAGCACCTTCTTGCCCTCAAGAGACTCAAAGCCCTTATCGAGGTTCTTCAGCTTCGCCCCGAGATCTTCCGCCACGTTGCCCATCAGCTTGAGCTTGTTGGCGGCGAGCGTGACGTTCTCGGGGTCGAAGCGGGCGGCTTTGGAGACGAGGCGGAGCTGCGCCTGCGTCTCGGTAGCCGCCTTCTTGGCTGCGCGGAGGGCCGCCGACAGCTTGGTGGTGTCGCCGCCGATCTGGATTGTCAGACCCCTGTAAGCGTCGGCCATGCGGCACCTCCGTATCTTCTTGCCGCTACATGGCGGCGAAAGCGTTTATGTCTGCTTGGGTGGCCCTGCGAACGCCCTTCTCGCCCTCGTCGCTGGGTAGGGCTGCGTCCGCGAAGCGCAATACCTCTGCCACGGTCATCTCGCGTATGTCTGCCGTGGTGAAGCCGAGGTTGAGTGCTGCCAGCACCTGCCCCTCGGCGATTCCGTCGCTACTCCCCTGCGACCCCTTCGGTGCTTTTCTCGACTCTGGTGCGAAACAGCTCCTCACCTATCGCGGTGAGGACCTCCATCTTCCAGACGCCGAAGGGCGCGGCGAGGTCGGGATGCTCGTCGAACCACTTCTCGAAAGAGTGCAGGCGCGGCGTACCGTTGATGCGGGCGGCGTTCTGCGCCATGGCCCACAGCGTTTTTGCTAGGAACACGTTATCGACCCACGCGATGCTCGGCTCGCCCTGTGGGAGCGCAGCCTTGTAGTCCGCGTACCAGTTGGGGGCGGACTTGTCGGTTGCGAACTCGCGCTGGTACTCGATGATCGCCATGGGCGAACCCTGAGCCTCGATGGACTCGTCCTCGGTGATGTGGATGGTCTTCACTAGATCTCACCCCCGAGGTAGGAGTCGCGCATGACGGCGTACAGCACGTTGGATAGGGCGCGGAGGTCGATGCCGACCGTTGCAGCCGCCCAGTCCGAGTAGTCGGCCATATCGTCGTCAGCGGACTTGAGCATGGCCCACAGGGCGCGTGGGTAGCTCGTCCAGTTGTCGAGCGTGTAGTCGAGCTTCGCGATGCGCGGGGCGGGGAACGCGTCGCGCACCAGCTTCTCGGTGCCTCGCGGGAGCGCCTTGCCGTCGGGCAGGGCGTCTTTCAGCCGCTGCAACACGAACTCGTCGTCCACCGTATCAACGGTGCTGCCCGTGAGGTCGATGACCCCGAACACGTCGGATACCATGTCGCTGCTGAAGCGCTCGCGGTAGACCTCTAGCGCCTTGATGCTGGTATCGAGTTCGACCTCGCCCAGCCCTTGGATGTTCGCCTTCATATACGGCTCCTTTCGTATCTGCGAAAACCTCGCTCGGGG